TAACGCCAATCTTGATTTTACGTCACCCACTATGTCCGGTAAGGAGTTGGTTGAATTTACTACAGCCAAGAATCAGGGTGCTCCAATATCGGATGAGACCATACACGAAATGATGCGGCGAAGAAATGTTACCACTAAAACATTTGAAGAGGAAAAAGAGGCCATTGAAGAGGAGCCGGATGATATGGGTGGTTTTGGTAGGACCAATCCCCAGTTGGGGGCCGGCGATACAGGCACCGATGATGGACCGGATAATACATCGGGTACTGGTGATCCTGAAGAAGGAGACGACGATGGCCAATAAGGCAGGAGGCTTTATAAGGCCCGTAAGGAATTCTTACAGGCACGATGTGTGCGGTAAGCATACACGGTTAGGACAATCCATTGCCGAAGCATTTGCCCGGGAACCAAAATTTTATGACGTTATATTTTGTAGCCAATGCATAGAACGTTTTTCTATTAAGGAATTTTCTTGGACAGGGCAACCAAAAATTAAGGTAGGTGAATGATGCCCGAATTGATTTACATAACGTTGGATGGTGTACCAACCCCGAAAGCCCAGTGCCCTAAATGTGGAATATGGGGGTATTTGGATGAAGACCAATTTTACGGTCGTGTTTCAATTAAATGTGGAGCAGGCAATAATTGTACCTATCATAGGACCAATGATTTTTCTAAAGAATATAGGAATGGTTTTAATAATAATCTTATAGGTTAATAATGGCCACACTTAACGAAGAACTATTTGACATAATGGTATCCCATCAAATAGGGCTACAGCGATTAAACACGGGTGTAACGGAAGATTTAATTGGTACGCTTAACAGTTTGGAGGACAAACTACAGAATGAATTGCGTACACGGTTGGATAACATTAGTGCCCGCGGTATTGGGGCATCTAGGGCCGCTAAAGCTCGTTTAGAGGATACCATTAGGGCCGTACAACGTATTCGGCAGGACGCTTTAGATGTAATGGCCGTGAAACTGGCAAAAGAAGCAAAGGATTTGGCACTCTATGAAACGGAGTTTATAAAATCCCGGTTGGAAGCGGCATCCCCTCTTGTTCTTAATTTGAGCCTTCCCACAACATCACAAGCAATTGCTGCCGTAACGGCTGTGCCTTTCGGTGGAAAAGTATTAAAGAATTGGATTAAACAATTTAATGATCGTGATTTAGAGCGTTTAGCTACTGCCGTTCGAACTGGATTTATTGAAGGGGAATCCACAGACAGTATTGTCCGGCGCGTTATTGGTACACGGCGTTTAAAATTTACAGACGGGATACTGCATATTAGTCGACGATCCGCAACCACACTGGTAAGAACGTCCCTTAACCATACAGCGAATATTGCACGTGAAGAAATGTGGAAAGAGAATGCCAATGTAATTGATAAATTACGATGGACATCTATATTGGATGGGCGCACTAGCCCCATTTGCCAATCCCGGGACGGTAATTTGTACGATGTTAATAAAGGACCACGTCCCCCGGCACACCCGAATTGCCGATCGGTAATGACAGCAGTAGTAAACGGGATTGGCGTGGTGGGTACCCGGATAACTATTAAAGATAAGCGTACACGGAAACAAAGGGAAATTGATTTTCGTAAAGACGCGAAGGCTGAAGTAGGTTCGGCGAAGTGGAAAAAATTAAACAGTGCCCAGCGATCTCGCAGGATAAAACGGTTGCGGCGTAAATGGGCGGATGAAAATATTGGACGTGTACCAGCGGCCACTACCTATGAGCAGTGGTTAAGGAAACAACCTGCTAAATTTCAGGACGAGGTACTGGGCCCCACGAAGGGAAGGTTGTTTCGTAAAGGGGGAGTGTCGTTGGATAAATTTGTAGACCGGCGTGGACAGGCTCTAACATTACGCCAGTTACAGATTAAAGAATTGGAGGCGTTTAAGAAGGCTGGGTTATTGGTTGCCGGTGGAGCACCTGTAGCCACTGTGCCTTTTACACCCTTAACTGCTGTTGATTTTACATTAAGTAAAGACTATGCTCCGTTTAAAAAGAAAATGAGCATTAATCAAATTGAAGCAATGCAGGTTTATAAGACTGGGGATTTTGAATTAATTAATGGTGTGGCACGGGGTAATAGAACTATTGAAGTTTTGGAAGAGACTGGGTTTGGTAATAAAAATGTATTAAAGGATTTAGATTCTATTTTTGATATACCAGAAGCTACATTAAAGCATGATATATTAGTGTATCGTGGTTTTGAATCTATATCATTAAGGAATAAAATTAAAGCTGGTACAGCGGAGGGAACAGTTTTTCAAGACAAGGGATTTACCTCCACAACATTTTCCCGAGGTGTAGTGAGAAATTTTTTACCGGATTTGGATACTACACCATTGGCCCCTGCAATTGAACTTGAAATTAGAATACCAAAAGCCTTAAAACAAAAAGCGGTGCCTTTAGATTCTTTGAATTTATGGGATGACATTGATGATATAGTTGGTAATGTTGGTCCAGATGACGATGATATTGGTTCAGCGTTAGATTTTTTTGAGGCCGCATCTTCTGAAGGGTCTGAAATGGAATTGTTATTGCCTCGTAATACTAAATTTAGAATTCTTAAAGCTACATTGGGCATATTTGATAAGTTTAATCGGATGCAACCCAGTAGGCTAATCGTGGAGATTATAGAATGACGAAAAAACTAACAAAAAAACAGCTAAAAATATTTAAGAATAAGTATGTGGGGAAGGAAAAAGATATAACATTTTTAAGGAATCCACCCCCATTTAACCCTGAAAAATCGTTGGTACTTACCCCTAAAGAGAAGGAAGAAGTAATTAAACAAATAAGTAAGTAGATATTTTTCACAACTCAAGTTGTAGAAAATAATACTTTTATTGGCGCAAATCGGGGGACATAATATTACTTAACTGTTTTGTATATAAAGTTTATTAACTTTTCCGGAGATGGAGAATGACAAAAGGAATGAAGACAAGTGAGTTTTGGATTGCCGGTATGACCCCAATGCTTATTATGATTCTTAATCATATGATGGGCTGGGGGCTGACAGCCGAAATGATTGGTGCGGGAAGTATTGGCCCCGTTTCTTATGCTATATCTCGAGGAATGGCCAAGTAAGTAATTATTAATCGGGGTTGCAGAAGCAACTCCACATTTTAGTCAGGAGACCGAAATGCGAAAATTTCAAAATGTGGTACAGGCGTATCACGGAGTAAAGCGTCCTGGATTTGATGCGGCCGCAGATGAAGCAAAGGCCAAAGCGGAAACGGCGTTAAAAGAATTGTCCGAAAATTCAGACGTTAAAAAAATGATTGCGGATGCAATTGAATCAGAGGTAAAAGGTTTAAAAGCGACCAACCTTGCATTGAAGGGTGAAAAGGAGGACGCTTCTGGAAAGTTTAAAAGCCTAACAGCGCAACTTGAAAAATTAGGTGGCGAAGCAGGCATGAAAACACTTTTGGAGATGCAGGAGCGTCTATCCAAGGATGAGCTTGGAAAATTATTGGCAGAGGGTAAAACCGAAGAATGGTTTGAAAGAAAAACCACTGCTATGCGTAATGATTTTGAATCTCGTTTGGAGTCTGTCGTTAAAGAAAGCAAAGTGTATAAGGACAGTGTATTGAATTTGGAATCTACGCTACAAACAAACAAGCTGGAAAATGAAATACGCAATGCCGCAGGAGCGGCCGGTGTTATTGGCACGGCGATCCCCGATATTGTATGGCGAGCGTCAAAGGTTTTTACCCACGACAAAGAGAAGGGTCTTGTCCTTAAAGAAAACGACACAATTGTTTACGGCAAGGATGGTAAAACGTCCAAGACTGTTTTGGAGTGGTTGGAAGAACAAAAGAAGGTTGCCCGACACTGGTGGCCGGCATCTAAAGGTGGCGGCGGCGAAGGTGGTGAGCAGACCGATGATAACACCACCCCCGGTCAAGAAAAACTGGCAACTATGACCCATGAGGAGTTTAAGGAAGCCAGAAAGAAACTGGGAATGGGTAGGAGTAGCCAGTATTATTAATAGAAGTGGACGTGCCTTGAGCATATCCACAATCGTAAACTTTGAAATGGAGTATGTTCAATGCCGAATACATTTCTTTTACCTAGCGTAATTGCCCGGGAAGCCTTGGTGCTTTTGGAAAGCAACATGGTTGCCGCTTCTATTTTCTCCCGAAGTTACGAAGCGGAATATACCGGGGCCCTAAAGGTTGGCGACACTATTACAGTCCGCCGACGCACGAAACCTGTTATCACGGAATACAATGGTGTATCCGTAAGTACGACTGACATCGTTGAGACCGGAGTACCCCTTGTTCTGGAAAAACATTTCGATGCAAATATCGCCTTGTCTTCAAAGCAAATGACTTTGGAGTTGCAGGATTTCTCCTCACAAGTTTTGGAACCGTATATGTTGGAGATGGCAGAAACCATTGACACTTATGCCTTGTCCAAAATTCCTCAAGTTGGTAACATTGCCCCCAATGCATTGCCGGGTGCCCTGCCTGCTAATCTGGCTGGTATGGCCGCAATTGAGCGGGTAGCCAACGATCTGAAGTTTCCCAGAAATCCAAGGGCCGGAATTGTTAGCTCTGAATTTAAGGAAAACCTGATGGGCGTTGCCTCGTTTGTTGAAGCAGATAAGCGTGGGGACGACGGTACGGCCCTGCGGGAATCGTCTTTGGGAAGAATCATGACCATTGATACTTTCATGGACCAGAACGTGGACACCACAACCCATACGACAGGTACTGCGATTAGTGGTACGGTTAACGGGTTGCATGCCGCAGGGTTAACCAGCATTCTTCTGCAGGCTATGGGTAATGCCCTGACCGTTGTGGCTGGGGACATTATCCAGTTTGCAGGGTTGGGAGGCTATGGTGTTGCGTCATTGTTTACTTCGGATGCGGCTGGTGATGGGACCATTCTTTTGTCTGAACCAGTCAGGG